ACTGTAGAGTAGGAAAGAACCGCCTTACCGTCTTTCGATGGCAGGTTTGTCCAGTCCTCTCTCCGAACCGTGCTTACCCCTCTCGAAGTACACGGCTCTCCATTGTTCTTCAATTTTAGAAAACTCATCATTTTGGGTGGTGAATATTTTGGTGGCACTGATGGCAAACAACAAGCGTTTTTCTTTTCTTTGAAATCATTGCACGTTCCCAAAGTTCCTTACCTTTAAGGTCTTTTACTTTGTGAATATGGTGAATTTCATATTTTCCTGCGCCTGTTTTACCGCACAACTCACATATATCCGCATTTAATCGTTTATCAAAAGTGTTTCTGTTATAACCAATTGTAACTGCCGCTTTTGTTACGGTATCAGTTGCGTTTGCACTCTTGCAATTGGTGTATTTTGCGAAATACATAAGTTTCTTACCTGCTTTTGTTTCATAAGGAATAGCCCACGAACCTTTTCCGTCCTTAAATTTTTCCTTAATCTTCGTAATACGGGTTTTGTGCTTTGTTGCCAGCGTTTTCAGACAACTATATTCCATTAAGTAGTTAAAGTAATTTAAGTCGCTAAAGTTACTTGCTAGGGAATAATAGTTGCATATACCACGTAGTTCGGCATTAAAAATGGTGATGATTTCCAAGTCTGTGGAGTTCCTTAGCGGCACTCTGCTAATCGGAAACATCTCATCGCATTTCTTTTGCCTAACAATGCCTTTTGAAAACAGAAACTTGCTGATTTTATCCTTTGGTATGAGCAATTCCACTTTGTTGTTAAGTGTTCTTTGTGTGGGTCGCCCTTTTCCATGGGGTTTAATCGAACTATTCCTGCGAATACTAACATCATAGCCGAGGAAACGTGCTTTTTCTGAACTGTGTGTAATAAGAGTCTTTTCATCACTGAGTTCCATTTTCAGCGTTCCACTGATAAACTCAGCCAGTTTTCTCTTGATTTCCACACAATCCTCACGGTTTCCCTTAACGGCGATTAGAAAATCGTCTGCATAACGAATATATTTGATTTTCTTATCGTCCTGCGGAGTATATGGGGTTTTCATCATTTCTGCTCTCACTTGTTTATATTGTTTGAGCAAGTTCTGCTTTTCTTCCCCGTCCGCACAATCAATCAGCTTTTTCAGTTTGACCCTCTGTGTGAACAAACGGTTATACTCCTTTGTCCTTACAGTTTCATTAGGCTTGTCAAATTCTGATTTCAGCGTCATCACAAACTTGTCCAGTTCGTGCAAGTAGATGTTGGCGAGCAATGGCGAAATAATTCCGCCCTGTGGTGTACCACTGTAAGTGTTGTTATACTGCCAATTTTCTACAAAGCCCGCTTTCAAAAATCTGTAAATTAACTTAATCAATCTTGCGTCTTTAATTTTCTGGTTGATAAACCCTACCAATACGGCATGGTCGATATTATCAAAACAACCTTTAATATCTCCCTCAACAAACCACTTAGCCCCTGTAAACTCCTTTTTGAGAGTTGAGAGCGCCGTGTGGCAACTTCTTTTCGGGCGAAATCCATGAGAGCAATTTAGAAATACTGGTTCATACACTGCTTCCATGACCATTCTCAAAACTTCTTGGACGAGTTTGTCCGTGAAAGTTGGTATCCCGAGTGGTCGCATTTTGCCGTTTGCTTTTTTGATATAGGTTCGTCTTGCGGGCTTCGGCTTATAGGTTTCATCAGCAAGGGAAGCGATAATTTTATCTATCTTTTCCTTGCTGAACCCGTCTGCGGTGTCATTGTCAACGCCATTTGTTGCCGCTCCACTGTTGGCATACAAATTCGTATACGCCTCAAACCAAATGTCTTGACGCAAGAGGTAGCGATAAAGCCTTGTAAAGACTTCTTCGCTGTTTTTCGATGAATTTTCCTTAATTCTTGCTAAAATTTCCATTGTTGGTTTCATTTTGAGGTTTTCCTCCCTAATCAATTTTGATTTTAGTACAGAACAACTGCGTCCCTTCGCCCTTATGACGGTGTTACCGTCCCTGACTACTACGAACGCTCCGTAACCTTGCGGAATATTCAAACCCTTAAAGGTTATAGCCTTACGGCATTTCCGTTTAGGTTATCCCCAGTTAGCATGATGTGTTGGAAATTGTGGATTCTCGGTTTTGCTTTCGTTTCGTTAAAACAGGTTCTCCTGCTCGTTGCGCAAATTATTGATAACAATAAGGGTCAGGATACTCCCCTTATTTGTCTTTGCGCCATAGGTTTCAGGCACTTTCCTATGTCCAATCGGAACGGAAACTTGAAACTCACATTCGGTAAATATAACCTAAACCTTATATCCACTTTACCTCGCAGTTCAGTCGTGTTATATTGCCTTAAACAACTTACTGCTTTCCTGCCATGCTCTGTTCCCGTGTCAGCTTTCGCCTTTCGGTTAGGCAGGTGGTTTACCGCGTTATCTTACGGTGTAGTTCCCACACTACAAAACAACATCATGCCCTATCTGGGCGCACGTCCAATCCGATTGTTGCCATGTTCTATTCCTCCTTCAAAATCGCTGAATTTGTTTCAGCTAAAAATTCAATTCGTATTCTTTCGCCACATCGATGGCGAAGTGGTGAAAACCAGTATCTTCTTCATATCCTAGATACCTTCTGTCTGTTATGATAAAGCCTGCTCTAATAAGAACACTAACGACTTCATTCTTTCTTGCCTGGTAGTTACCTTTTGAAAATATGGAGAGGCGAACTTCCTGCAGTTCTGCACTTGGCAGATCATCAGCATAATGGTCAAAGATATCACTCATAGGGGTAAGGACCAGATATTCATCCGGTGCCTTTTTACTAAACACGCCCGTTTCAATAGGAATCCCCAAAGGCTCAAGGACCTCGCCTATATCCTTCAAAATACTGTTATACATTGCACTCGCCCTCCTTATCTTTAGATTTTGCTGATCTCTTCATCCAGTTTTCTTTTCATCGCTTCAATGCAGGCATTTCGACTGGCTGATTTTGCCGGTTTCAAGAAAGGCTTGGCGAGCTGACCAGACTTTCCATACTCTAAGATGTTGGCGATCTTAGCATTTGACTCTCCGTCTTTTCTCGGTTCATCAAAGCCCACCTTCACATTGTAATTCCCATCTCGATCCACACCAGCAGGGGTTACACCGAGAGCATCAATCAGCTCTCCTGTGGACCTTGAGGTCAGCTTTGTGTCACTTCCAACGGTTGCCTGTAGATTCGCTTTCACTTTGGCTTTCACCACTTCGCCACCAGCTTCTAGGACCTTTGGAATGATTTCATCGGTCTTTTCTGCCAAGGTGGATACTTTTAAAAGAAAATCCTCTGGCATTTTAAATGAACAGCGTCCCATAATGTAAAGTCACCTCCTTCAATGAAGAAAGAGCCTGAATATTTCATTCAAACTCTTTCCATAATATTTGAACTTACTCCTTGCCACAAAGACCGATTAGCATCTGCATCAAAGATTTATCTTCAGTCCATTGTGGAAGGTCGGCGTCAATACGTATTTGTGCGGATTCAATAGATTTTCGCCGCATCTCAGTATCAGCTTTTGCGTAAACTTCGGTTGTTTCAACGTGCACATGCCCTAAAAAATCTCGAATGTAAATCATATTAACCCCAGCTTGGAGTAAATGCATTGCTTTTGAATGTCGCAAGACGTGTGGTGAAATATTTTTAGGCAGTTCAGGATTAAAAATTCTGGCCGCATCACAGTATTTTTTAAGAATATACGCTACTCCTGCTCTACTAAGCTTATGACGTTGATGGTTTTGGAAAAGTGGATAATCACCTCTACCATTAGCTGTTAACCCTTGTTCAGTAATATATTCTTTAAGTAGCAATGCTGTACTTTCCATAATCGGAACAGCACGGGTTTTTTGACCTTTACCAGTTAATTTTACGGTGTATGGTTTTTGTATTCGCAAATCGTTGACTTGTATATCGCAGATTTCTTGAACACGTGCTCCCGAATCGTACATCAAACTCAAAAGTGCTCTGTCACGCCTTCCATAAGCATCTCTTGAATTTGTCTGAGTAATAATTGCATTAACCAACTTTGGTGACAAGTGCGCTAATAATGGAGCGGGTTTCTTTTTGAAGCGTAATCCGAGAATTTTTTGATACTCAAAAATATACTCAGGTTTTTGCAAACTGGCATACCTTGCAAATGCTCTTATCGCAGAGAGTCTAATGTTTCGAGTAGAAACACTACATCCTCGATCATGCTCCAGCCAAGTAAGAAACTCTGAGATGAAATCAGCAGTGAAGTCATTTAGTGTGATTTTTTCAGGATTTAAGTTATGGTGCTCTGCTGAAAAAGACAGTACCAGTTTAAAAGTGTCACGGTATGACATTATCGTATTTTGGGAAAGTCCTGCTTCCCCGGGAAGGTACATTGTTAGGTATACTGACAAACATTCCGCAAAATCGGTAGTTTTCATTTAATAATGACCTCCATTCCAGGAATGATGTATCCGTATTTTTCTTGCATCAGTGCAGAAATTTCAGGATAAACTTCTGCGGTCATCCGTAAATATTGTTCAGTAGCACTTATGTTTTCATGCCCGAGATACTCCCTAAGATATGGCAGTGCTGTTGTGATGTCATCGCCATTTGCAGTCCATTTTTGTAAGCAATGAACTGCGAAGGTGTGGCGAAAGTCATGAATTCTAGGCCCTTTACCTCGACCACCATGATGGATTTGAGCTTGTAATAGCAATTTGCGAAAAGTAGAGTAAACCGAACGATTTCCATAATAGCCTCCATCGCGTGAAGGCAAGAACCAATCATCAGTGTCACCAATCAGTCTCGTTTTAGCATACTTTGCACAAGCTGTTGTTAACTCTTCACAGACATCGGGACATAGCGACTTTTCCCAAATTTGCTGTCATGGATAGTAAGTATACCTGATTTTAAATCAATATCCTTCCCTCGAAGATGAGTAGCTTCTGATAGACGTAGACCGCAACAATACAAAAGTCGGAATAAAACAGGCATAACTAAATGCCTACGAGGAGCACTTGTGTTTTCGAATGGCTGCATAGAATCAACAGCATTAAAAAATCGATTAATTTCTTCATGTGTAAAGATATATGGTACAAAGCTCTTATGCAGTTTTCCAAGTTCAGAGCTTGAAGGGATATATGCGGCATACCCCATACGAGTCATGTATTCTGCAAACTGACGTATAATCGAAAATCGGTGGTAGCGAGTACGATCTGATTCCATCGGTCTTGGAGAAATCCACGCTTTTACAACTTCCTCTGTAAGTGTTTCTGAGGGGATATTGTAGTTTTCTGAGAACCGACTAAATTCGCTGAGCCTTTCATCTTCAGATCTGTACTCATATCCAACTGCACGTTTTTCAATGATGAATGCTTTGCATATTTGGGCAAGCACACCGCTGTATGTGCATTCCAGTGGTTTATGAGAATTATTCAAATTTCATCACCTCCGGTAACGAAAGTGTACATTTTCGCAAGCCTTCAACATCAATTTTTAGATAAGGTGTTGTGGAAGAATAGCTTATATGTCCCATAATATCTGAAACTTCAGGAAGCGGTGTTCCTTGCTCCAATAGCCTTCGAGCAAATCCGTGTCGTAGCGAATGAACTCCCTTTGTAGTACCAGAGGGCTTCGTTATTCCGCACAAGCGAGTATACTTCGTTAATATGGAACTTACTGACGTGGGTTCCAACTTCCTATATGGAGCATTTGAGGTTAGAAATACGGAATCACTTTCAACAGTGGGGCGAGCATATCTTAAATAATCAATAATAGCCCAACCCACATCTTCACAAAGAGGGTGAATTAATCTTTTTCCCGTTTTGTGTTGCACTAGGTCTATCTCATTGCGATCCCATTTTAGTGATTCTAGCTTTAATCCAGCAATATCTGACCTCCTAAGTCCCAGCTGTACCACCAAAAGGATCACTGCATAATCGCGTTTACCAACGGGGTTTGTTCGATCAATACTTTTCATCAAGAGTTCGACTTCACTTTTTTCCCAAAGTGCGGGAATAGTTTGATTTTGTTTCACACTCACTTTGGGAACGCTTGAAGACCAGTCTTTAGCGCAGTAACTGTTACGAAAAAGAAAACGGAAATAATTTTTTAATGTGGAAAGCATATGTTGAACTGATGTTGTCGCACAACCTTGTAAGGAAAGTGTATAGTCAGAAATTATTATCGCTGATAGATCCGATACACCACTGAGACCGCGAAACCCCATAAAATCATAAAATCTTTTGATATTGCGCTTCCGCAATGCTCTAGTGGACTCACGGTGATCAGCAGTTTGAACACCATTCAAGTAGGCATTGACAATTAGTCTATCCTGAAGATACCAGTCAGATTCTTTTTGTGATGACCATTGCCTACGAAAAGCACCAAACAATTGCATTTCACCTAATCTTCGAACGCAGCGAACGGCTTCAAGTACTCTATCCGGCGTTCTTACCGGATAATGTGCTGGGTAGTTGAATTTTTCTGAAAGATACCGCGCCCCGATTTCTTCAGAGAAAATATCTTGATTTGTGGTTTCAAGAACGTATTCTAAAAACCATCGACAGTCTTTCTTAACATGCCTTATCAATGACTTGCTGTAGCCGAGTCGTTCCATTTCTACAATAAAGGCATCGATAAGTGCAGTTAGAGTTAATTTTCTTTCCATGGTTTGTCCCCCTTTAATGGATTAGAAGTCACATAGACTTACTAATAATTATACGGGATTATGGAAAGAAATTTTTCTGTTAAGCTTGATAGATGAACATTTCAAGGAGGTGACTTTACATTATGGGACGCTGTTCATTTAAGATGTAATGAAAAGCTTTCCATAACATCTTAAAACTTGATCTTGCCATGAAATCACCTCCTAGTCCTTCGTAGCTTCTAACTTTTCTGCTGCTACATCCAAATAAAATCCCATAATAACCTCAACGCTTAAGACTTTGTACTCCCCGGTATCACAGCGGATCAGCATCCCAGGTTCAATCACCACATCAGGAATCCGTCTGAACTGAAAGGTGGCATTGGCTTTGGTGTAGGCGGCCATATTGGCCCACTTTCTTGAACCGTGCCTTTCATCCCGGTATGCACGAACACTGGCGATCAAATTTTCTCCCTTAGAAGAGAATCCTTCATCGTCTTTGACGGGAATCGTATCGATGATGTCGATCCGGGTGTTCATCTTCCCAAAGCTCATACCCTTCACCTGCCTTTATTGCTTTCTCCTCATATCCATGACTCCGATCCTTTCGTCTGCCTTTTCTGTAGCATCTTTTCTGGCGTTTTCTTTTTTTCTTCACCCATAACCTTTTCATCAGACCTGCCACTCCTTACCCATGCGTAGAAGTAGATGTACCGTCTTCCACACCTGCTCTGAAGCACTGACATTGTCATTAAAAAAGCCACCGGTAGAGCCATCGCGACTCTCATAAAAGTGAGAAGCCAGCATGATGACTCCTTGCTCGGTAGCAGGTGACATGGTGTTTTCTTTATAGAAGTCCGTCCCTAGATGCTGATAACCTTCGGCATAGCTGATGGCGGCGGCAATCACACCTTCCAGTAAGGTATCATCCTCATTATGGGTTACAATGAGATTTGCTTTTACCTTATCAAGCAGTGCCATCATTTATCACTCGCTTTCCATAAGACCAGCAGCTTTTAGTTTCACAAGTAGCGCATTGAAATCAGAAACAAGACCAGCTACCTCGGTTGCAGTGCTATCTGCTTGAAGCGCTGCAGGTTTTAACTCCGTACCATCAAAGGTGACTTTTCCTTCTGCAGTTACAGCAAGTTCTCCACCGATGACGGTCTTATCGCCACCCTGCTCGGCATAGTTTTTCGTGTTATATCCCATGGTTTTTCCCTCCTTATCAAAGTAAAAGGAAGGCAGCTATAAGGGCTACCTTCCCATTAAATTACTTAGGCTTTTTGCTGAAGCACCTTGATGGCTTCAGGAAGGATCAGTTTTGCATCTAGTCTCTGGGATGCAAGGAAACCGACCTGACCATTGGCTGCATACAGTTCGTTCAATCTTTTAAAGGTTCTACCCTGACGGTCAGCAATCCAGTAGTACTTGAAGTCACCAAAGAGAATGGTCTTCTCACCAGCTGCTACTGTTGGCATATACTGAGAAGTCACCACTGGTCGATTGAGAATCGTATCTGGAACTCCCGACTGAATGGATGGCTGCCACAAATACTGCCCCTGACCATCTTTCAGCTTTCTGATGACCTTGATGGTGGCATCATTCACTAGGAATGTAGCGTTCTTTCTGTAGGCCGACTTCAAGCTGTGATAAAGGTCCATTACCTCATCGATGGTAATAGCTGTAGCACTTGCAGCAGTTACACCAAGACTTGCGCCACCAGTTGCGTTTAGAAGCCCTGTAGGCTTCGCAGTACCGTTACCTGTAATGAAACCTTCCTCTTCAGCAGCCCCGATTCTTCTTGCAAACTCAGCTGCGATATAAGCCTCAAGATCGAAGTAGCTGTCATTAAGAAGCTCATCAGATACTTTCAGCATGGTGCCAAGTTTGTAGGCAGAGAGCGTCACTTGAGTGAAAGCGTCATCACTCTCTGCAAAAGCACCCTCTTCATCCATCCATGCTGCGGATCCGTGACTTGCCACCACTGGAATCTTTCTATCCCCATAGCTGGTCGTGATCACGTTACAAAGATTTCTAAGGACATTAGCTTCCTCAAGTGCCTGAATCAGTTGGTTCTCATATTCATCCGGTACAAGGAAGCCACCTTCAGAATCTGTACCAATTTGCAGAGCGTTTTGAACAGAAGGGTTCATCTTGTTTCTCATGGCCCCCCAAAAAGCACTCTTATATGCACTGGACGCTCTACCAGTTTTCTCTTCGGTCATCTTCTCAGGTCTTGAGGCAAGAGGTTTGCTAAGGGCAGCTGAAAGTTCCCTGTCCATCATTTCCTGACGCTCAAGGCGCTCGATTTCCTTGCCAAGACTCACTACTTCATCTTCCATCTTTTCATAAACTGCATTGTCTTCTGGTTTGATTAGACCATTTTCCTGACGATGTTCATCAAGGAATACTTTGGTCTGTTCCCAAACCTTGGCACGTTTCTCTCTTAGTTCTTGAATTTTACTCATATTCATTACCTCCAATTTTTAATCAGCTCCAGCCGTCTTTCCAGCTGGGCAATAGGGATAAGTGTCTTCTCTTCTGGTTCATGCTTTGGTTCTTTGTTTATAGGTACTGCTTCAGGTACTGGTGTTTTCTCTTCTCCCTGTTTATCCGAGAGATATTTCATCCTCGCCTGGATCCCAGGGAGTTTGTTCCTTAGAGCATTTGTCACGGTCATCTGGTCAAAGATAAAGCCACCGGAACCTTCATCTACCGGCTCTGATTCATAGAGAATCTTGTCGGCAAACTTCAGCTCGATGGCTTTATGGGCACTCATCCAGGTTTCAGCGTCCATCATGTGAGAGATTTTTGCTCTGGATAGTCCTGTCTTTGTCTGATAAGCGTTGATAATACTTTCTTTTACTTCACTGAGGAGATTGATCCCCACCTGCAGATCCGCCACCTCACCAGCAATAAGCATAGCTGGGTTATGGATCATGATCACTGACAGCGGAGAAACACACACCTCATCTCCCGCCATAGCAATGACAGAAGCAGCACTGGCTGCCAGCCCATCTATATGGACACTGACCTTGCCGGGATATTCCTTGAGCATGTTGTAAATCTGCGCTGCTGCGAAGGTGTCTCCACCTGGTGAGTGTATCTTTACAACAATGTCGTCCGTCTCCGGACCACTGGCATAAAGCTCTGTCTTAAACTGTTTAGGGGTGATGTCATCATCAAACCAAGAGGACTCAGCAATGTACCCTTCAAGATGCAGGGTTCTTACTGTAGGCTCCTCGGCTTCATTCACCACCCAACGCCAAAATTTATCCATCTAATCGACCTCCTTTCTCATCATAAAAAAGCACTACTCGATTTTGAGAAATGCTATTTATACATCATATTAAGTTTGTAGTTGTCCACAGATACGGGTCGGTTATACACACAGTTATACACATATCATCATGACCCATCACCATCACTCTTATCCAAGGCTTTCTTCGCATAGGCGCCTGCCATCTTTAAAGGTAAAAGATTTCCGTTCGCCAAATAGAGATTCCCACCTTCTTCATCAGGTATTGGATCCATGTTCTCCATCCGCCTTACATCGTTGACAGAGAAGAAGCCATTTTGAATTCCAATGGCATAACCATCCATCCTGGATTTATAATCCCCTCGCATCAGTGCCGATGCATTGAAGGACACGAAGCACTGACCTTTCTCTTTTTCAAGAAAGAGCTTCTTGTTCATAGCCTGCTCTATTCGAACCAGCCAAGGCCTTATGGTATGGACCACAAAGCTGATGGACTGGTTCTCAATGTTACTGAATGAACTCTTGCTGAGATCCGCCACCATATGGGGTGGCACTTGAAATATCCTGCAGATTTCCTCTATCTGAAACTTTCTGGTCTCAAGAAACTGGGCATCGGAATTTGGCATGCTGATGGCTTGGTACTGAAGACCGTCTTCAAGGACCGCCACCTTGTTGCTGTTTCCGCTTCCTCCATAAGCTGCTTGCCAGGCATCCCTCACCTTCGATGGATCCTTGATGGTTCCTGAAGTTGAAAGAATACCACTTGGTGTAGCGTTGTTGGCAAAGAACCTACCGCCATATTCTTCAGCGGCTATGTTCAGTCCGATGGCATTTTTCGCTAGGGCTACCGGTGAATAGCCCATGACGCCATCAAAGCCTAGACCCGGTACATGAAGCACATCTTCTGGTCCTAGATAATGGGTGGTAGTATCCTTCCTATAAGCGTAGTAGAGATTGCCATTCTTATCTCTATCCACCGTCATCTTGTCGGGAAGCAGGGGATAAAGATGCACCACTTCCCCTTTACCATTTCGAATGATCTGGCAGTAGGCATTTCCCCAAAGGAGTATATGGGTCATCATTGTTTCCCTCAGAGTAAAAGACGTCATCTCCGGATTCGGTTCATCATGTAATATCCGATATAGCGGATGGGTGTACATCTTTTCTTTACCGTCCCCTTTGTACTGATACGTATGAAGAGGTAAAGATGCCACCGTCTCTGCAATGATTCTCACGCAGGCGAAGACTGCTGTTGTCTGCATGGAGCTTCGCTCATTGACTATTTTCCCAGAGACACTTTGCCCCATATAAAAGTTCGGTGCACTGCTGACACTGTCTGTAGGTTCTGCCCTCGCTTTAAAGAGCCATTTAAAAAAGTTCGCCATAATTGTTGTTCACCTCCTTCTATCCTAAAATGATCATGTCCCGTTCATCGTAAATAGATCCATCATCATCTGGTGGATTCACCGTTGCTCTGGCTAGACCCATGATCAGTGCCACGATACCATCGATCTTTTCAGATGATTTTTCTTTGTCCACCTTGATGTTTCCAGCCGGGTCCGTTCTGACTACAATGTTATCTGCCATCCATCTTAAGACCGGATGCCCGCCATGGGCTATCTGCTTACTTAAGGTCAGCCTCATCAGGTCCTTTGTGGGAGGTGACATATCCTTAAATCCCTGACCAAACGGTACTACCGTAAATCCCATCCCCTCTAGGTTCTGGCTCATCTGAGTGGCTCCCCACCGGTCATAGACGATTTCTCTGATGTTGTACTTCTCACCGAGGCGTTCGATGAACTTTTCGATAAATCCATAATGGACTACGTTTCCTTCTGTGAGATTGAGAAGTCCCTGCCTGTGCCAGATATCATAAGGTACGCTGTCTCTTTTCACCCGCTGATGAAGGGTTTCTTCTGGCAGCCAAAAGTAGGGTAGGACCTGATACTTGTCTCCGTCCTCTAATGGCGGGAAAACCAAAACAAAAGCCGTAACATCGCTTGTTGAGGACAGGTCCAGCCCGCCATAGCAGACTCGCCCTTTTAACTCTTCCGGGTCTACAGGATAGTTACAAAGGTCCCACTTGTCCATGGGCATCCATTTGATTTCCTGCTTTAACCACATGTTCAGTCTCAGCTGTTTAAACAAGGCCAGATCTGCTGGATCGTCTTTCACTTGATTGTAGTGCTCCCTGACCCTCTCTATAGAAATGGTATGGCCAAGACTTGGGTTGGCTTTATACCAGTTGTTTTCATCTTCAATATTCGCATCGTCCTCTAAGCCATAGATAATAGCGAGGAATGTCGGATCTATTCTCTTTCCTTCCAATATGTTTTTCGCCTTTTGGTGCATCTCCCAGCCATAGCCAGAGAGTTGATTTCCTGCAGTGGTGAGATATAAAAAGAGCGGCTGTGTTCTGGCATCCCCTGAACCGGTGGTCAGCATCTTGGCAAGGTCCGGATTTGGATAGGTCCAAATCTCATCGAGGATTACGCAGGAAGCATTGATACCGGATTTTGATTTAACGTCAGAACTTAGTACCTGATAGAAACTCCCTGTCTTTGGATAGACAATTCGTTTCGTGGACCTCACCAGATTCGTCACTTTTGAAAGGGTTGGATTTCCTTCAACGAAGTTCATGCTGGTATTAAAAATGATGCTGGCTTGTTGTCTGTCGCAAGCGGCCACATAAACTTCTGCGTTAGGTTCTCCATCAGCCAGAAGCATGTAAAGGGCAATGGCTGCGCCCAGCTCCGACTTACCGTTTTTCTTACCAATCTCCACATAGGCGGTTCGGTATTGACGGGTACCGTCTTCCCTCAAGGTTCCAAAAAGTCGCCTCACCAGATCCTTCTCCCAGGGGAGTAACTTAAAAGGCTGACCGGCCCATCTGCCTTTGGTCAGCTTCAGTTGTTCGATAAAGTTTATGGCGTGATTCGCATGAGCTTCACTATAAGGCATAGGCGCTCCTCCTTTCAAATTAGTCGTCCTTACTCTTTTTTAGAATGTCCTCCGCCTTTGGCACACCCGCCAGCAGCTCTTCCATGGCATCGCCCTCGATGGTGTTACCACTGTTATTGATGTTGAGTCTGCTTCGGGCCGATGGGCTTAGTCCAAGTTCTGAACAGAAGTTTCTCATCTGTTTTAGGTTTTGCTGGGCAATGGACACTTGAGGAATCTGCTGAATATATCCTGAAGCGGTCTTTAGAATAGATCCATGCTTTGAAATGAATTCCTCCGCTTCTTTCCATCTGGCATAGGCCTGACAGTACCCAGCAAAGGCAGCCATGTCTACCTCCGTCAGTAGCCCCATGGATTCTAGCTCTTTTGATAACCTTCTCCATTCTTTCTTGGCATCCGGTTCCAGCCATGACGGGCACTTCGGCGCTATCTGTTTTGGTTTTGGTTCGTTCTTATTCAGTGGTCTTTTTCCTGGATTGCCTTCCAGCTCTTTGACCGCTGTGGGTTTTGGTGGTCTTCCTCTACCTGCCATAACTTTCACCTCCTTCATTTGTAGCAAAGAAAAAGGAACCTTCATCTGAAAGTCCCTATCACTCATTATTTTTTCTGCACATTATTTTTCTTATCTGCATATAACCCAGCACTTTCTATGCAGTAAGGTTATTGCCCTCGGATTCCTTTATAGTTGAAATTTCCTTTTCTAATCTCTTCATGATCTGCTTCCACAGCTCTGTTATATTCAGGGTCTTTGGTTTCCTTATCCTTGCAGCTCATACAAATACACTGCTCATTAAACATGGACATGATTCGTCCACCTTCTAAACTACCGCCGCAGCGGTCACAAGTCTTTTGACTAAAAAATCGATCCATATACTCGTACCTCCTACTCTATGTCCACATATTCCATCAGCGTGGCCAGGGCCTCATCATAACTCTTGGCTTCTTTGGTGATTCGCTGAATCATTTCTTCTGCCTTTTCAGATTCGCCAACTTCCTTTAGTGTTCTTGATACAATCCCCATGAGATTGAAAATATTCCCGTTCTCTCCAATGAGTCTGCATCTAGGTTTCATCGGTTTCATCCACCTTTCTAAAAGCGCCACTTCCTTCTAGGTGCTTTAAGAGTGTCTTTCTGGTTTCCTTGTACTCGGGACCATTCATTCCGATGCGGATCAGCCAGGTTCTAAGTGCATACTTGGGGTTATCATCTTGGGCCTGTTTGTAGGATGCGCGGTTTAAGGTTCTTCCGTATCTTGCTATTAGTACACATAAATCCTGAAATGCCTTGATTCTCTCTGGATTTAAATTTGAGCTATAAAGTTTGAAGGTGAATGTCTTCTCGTCAAAATCAATCTGAAATCCTGGGCACCTATTTACACCCAGTTCTTCAAGTGCTTCTTTAAGACCCTCTAAATCATTGATCCCGATTTTGTTTAGGTCTTCAGCAAACCCTTCATCCATGAAGACTTCCTCTGTTTCAAAAGCCATCATGATAAGTCGCTGTTTGCTGTAAAGCATGTTGATGATATTCTTTAGACTATCAGCTGTATGCTGTTCAAAGTTTAGTTTAACTTCAATTCCACCAAGTTCTTCTAGCGGATCACTTGATCCTACATTTTGAGACGCTTCTTGAATTTCTGCTTCATCAACTGAAACATCATCATTGTACTCTTGATCAGTCAGTGGCTCAGGCTCCAATTGTTGATTCAGGATTTCTTCCATAGTGATGGACTTCCCATCTCCTCTAGTAATATCTCCATGCCTATCGATAGTGTAGTTTTCATTTTCTGTTCTGATTTCATAGGCAAAGCTTGGAACACTTAGGTATTTAGGTTTCACACCAAAGTGCTCGCCCAGTTGTTTGATCATTACTTTCCGGTCCATTTTCATACCTCCTTGCGTTTTGCTACTTACATATATCACTCTAACGCGCTCAAATAGCAAGTGGTATATCAGTTTTTCTGTATTAAAAATGCACTTAATTACCCGCATTCAACATATCGGTGCGGGTAATTAAGTGCATTTCATTTTTTCCCTTTTTCTTATTTATATTCCCTTTGAGTTGAGTCCCAATTCTTCATGAATTCATTTTCCTTTATCACTGCTTGAAAAGGTGGATCGAGGAAAGAAATAATCAACTGAATGACTTTCTCCAGATTTAACTCATATTTCAATACCTTCTTACAAAATATATCCCATCTATTACCAATCGCATCATTCATGATCAGCCTCTCAAGAACTTGAACTGAATCTTCCTCAATTGGTGTTCCCCTGCTTGAAAAGGTCTCATATATCGCTTCTTGGACTTTTCTTCCTTCAAAATCAAAGGAAGTCGCAAGGTAATAGATATCATAAAAATCTTTCATGCGTCCTGTCGATTCCATGAATCGAACAATCGCATCAAGTTTTTCCGATATCGTTGATTCTAATGAATAGGTAAGAATTGTTGGTTCTTCAAATCCATCAAGTAAAACAGGGAGTATTCTTATAAGTGGTGCTGGAACGATTGTATCTCCCACACCAAAATCGATACTGAATGGCGTTCTCGTTTTGCCCATAAGACCTATTAGATTTACGCGAATGCCGTGATACTCTTTTATCTCACTGATTGGTTCAACGCTTCTTATTTCAATTTCCATGAACTCATTATCACTTTTCATAGTTATGATTGATCGAACTAATTCTTCTACTGAACTCAGCTCATTAGAATGATTCTTTAATAAATAATCAGCATCAACTGTAGGTCTTGTTGTGAAGTCACTGATTGAATATAGGAGAAAACCACCTTTGAGGATGAGCTGTTCTTTATAATGGCTTTGAGCCAGTCTTCTAATGAACTCTTCCTGAAAAAATAAATTCAATAGTTGTTGAAACGCGATACCTTCTGCTTTCGCTTTATTTTTTAATCTTGCCAGTATAGACGTACTTGAATAAGTCATTATAGCCACTTCCCTATCTGCGATTGAACTTTTTTAGTGATGTTAAACATTTCAGCATACTCAAATAGACGTCTGATGTTTTTTTGTGGGTCTTTGGTGTATCGCATTACCGCATTGGTAAAAACTTCTTTTTCGAGTTTCTTTTCATAGCGCATAATATCACACATAGTACGATCCCGATCAAAAATTCTTACTTCTACACCATTTATTTCAAAAGTTGTAACACCAATACTGAGAAATTTCGGTTCTTGGTAGTATGGTTCTACAAGTGGATAATCGATGTCATATTGGCTTTTTTCACTATCTCTGTCCACTGCTATTTGCCACGCTGTTGGAATTCTATCCGTATAGAGATAATGCAGGAGTGCACTTTCGAGAAATATAACCGCTTCGGGAAAGAGTCTTGCTATCATTACTTCCTCTGGGTTCACTTCATCAGTGAGTTCATAGTAACCATACTTTATTTTTGATATTTCTCCTTCTTCAAAAAGCTTTTTAATTTGACGACTATTCAAACCCAGTTCTTTCAGCTCCGATGTTTTCAATACACCGCCATGTTTTTTAAATTCATCTATTATTTTTTGTTTTTCAATCATATTTGCACCTCTTTATCCGCATTTGAATTTCAATGCGTGTATTTAAGTGCATTATATCACTGTTCAAATTATTTATCAACGAGTTTATACGCGTTTTAAAATGTTCCAAGAAGAAAACAGGCTACTAAGCCTGCTTTAGATTTTCTTCAGTTTTTACAGTTCAAGGCCAACGTAACGTCCATATGAGTATCCTTCCCCGTTTAGAAGAATTTTCTCTCCGGTATCGATATTCACGATGCGGATGCACCTGACCTCTCCATTTTGGTTGACACCTCCATCTTCATGTGAAATCCACGGCTGATCTCTCAGAAAATCCTGGGCAAATTCTATGAACTCTACATCCTTTAAAATCACTTCTCTCGTGATGATATATGGCTGACCTTTCTTTCCCTCTTTGATGGCTTGGTGGGTGAGCTCTTTTAGTTCTGTTAAATTACAAATCTTTCTTCCAAATAGTGCCTTCATCACTTTTTCCCTCCCAGTCTTTTGAAATATCCTGTTTCCAGAAATTCCTCCATCTCACCGGGTGTGTAGATTAAGCATTCATCGTCTGTTTCTTCAATAGGCGCTAGTATAAAATCTCGATCCCACTTCCCAGCGATTTCGTAAACCTTACCTCTTTTGTTTTCGAATCTGTCCCTCTTCTGAATCATCATTTCTTTGACCTCCTTGCTTTTAGTTTGCTTTTGGTACTACCATATATCACTCTAAAGCTACATAAATGCAAGTCTTATCTTGAAAAATGATGTATATTTTCTAAGGCTTACAGAAAACTCGGAGGGTACTTCTTAATGGCTTTTTCACTGATGACCAGAGCATCCTCTATAAATGCTTCATCAAAACCGGCAGCCTTATAACCTTCTTTCACAGTCTCTAGATAACTTCTACTTGGAAGGTTGAGATGGATCCTATCCAGAATCTTATCGGTCATGATGTACACCATGGCTGTGATAGATGTTCCATCCTCCAGGGTGACCTTCACATCTTGTTTTTCATAAAACCTAGGGTAGCCTTCGTAAAAATCCAGTGCCTTCTCATCTTCTGGCTCAAGTTCCCAAACCATCACAGGTACTTTTCCACCACGTTTTTTCTCAATGGTGCAGTAGGCGTTTTCCATCTGATCTTTAAATAGCAGACGGTATCCTTTTAACAATCCTTTGCCATAGACCTTAGCCGCCTTGCACCTCATGGCCATTTGGCCGAGATTGAGATTGTACCCATAGGCCACGCCCAGTCTTTTTTCCACTTTCATCATCACTCCATCCCTTCTTAAAGAGCGGTTTATCCCCTTACGTCTAGCCTGTGTGGGCTTATGTTTGACGAGGGGAACCCTTCTACCACCTTAAGGGCGGTTGCCCCCTCGGTGGATTGAAATTATTATAAGCATCCGCGGCAAATCTCCAGACGGGTACTACTATCAATGAAAAATAATATCTTTAGCTACCCGATATTTCATTGCACTTTGCAAATTCTCCAAAGTATTTTAACGCCGCTTCATTATAAGCTCTAGCAGCATCTTCCTCGTTTACAAATCTCCCCAAGTATATCGCTTTATTATTGAACTTTATCCTAGCTTCCCACTTGGATGCATTTTTTCGTTTTAATACACCTTTATATTGAGATGTGCATTTCACTTTAGGTTTCTTTCTGTTGAAGGAGTTTTTCTGTACTGATGCAACTCTCAAATTGGATCGTCTGTTATCCAACCTATTTCCATTGATATGATCCACCTGCTCATTGGTTTTAACATTCATAATTACTCTGTGCATGTGAACAGTACGAGGTTCGCCGCGGTTCTTTCTTCCTTTACGAACAGCATATCCTGTTGACGCACTATAAGACCAATTGTACTCTGAAATTTTGCTGTAATCTTCATTACTAACAAGGACCTCTTTATCTTGAGTTATTTGTATTACTTTCATTTGATCAGCTCCTCAAAATCAAAAAAAGCTCGTAGCTATTTAGTCTACTGCTCTTTAGACAAATCTCTATATTGAATTTTTTCTCCATCCCTTAATAGGTAAACATCTTCATCTGTCCCAATATGGTCTATAAACCTTTTTGTAATAACATCTACAAATTTCTCGTCGAGTTCAACCGTATAACAAATTCGATCAACTTGTTCACATGCAATTAACGTACTTCCCGATCCTCCAAAAGGATCCACAACAATCGAATTCACACTCGAACTATTCTTCACAGGATATGCGATTAAAGGAACAGGTTTCATCGTACTATGAAGGCCGTTCTTAGAAGGCTTATCGAATTCCCATACCGTGGTTTCAGAACGCCCTGCGTACCACTTGTGCTTCCCTTTTTTCTTCCATCCAAAAAGACACGGTTCATGTTTCCACTGATATGGGCTACGTCCTAATACCAAAGACTGTTTAACCCACTGGCACACTCCTGAAAGATAAAATCCTGCATCTTGAAAAGCCTTTCTAAATATATAGCCTTTGGTATCTGCGTGGAATACATAGATTGACGCATCGTCTGCCATAACACTTTCCATGTTCTTAAATGCGGCATGGAGAAAACCATAGAACTCCTCATCCTTTAAATTGTCATTTTGTATAGTGCCTTGGCTCCCATCATAGGAAACGCCATATGGGGGATCCGTTACGACCAGATTGGCCTTCTTTCCCTCCATAAGATTCTCAAAAGTTTCAACTTGAGTACTGTCTCCACATATCAATCGATGATTACCTAAAAGCCAAATGTCGCCTTGTTTTGAGATTGGTTCTTCTTCTAAAGCGGCCTCTACATCAAAGTCATCGTCGCTGACATCCTTATCATGAACCTGGCTAAAGAGATCTTCAATTTCTGCAGCATCAAATCCAGTAAGAGTCACATCAAAGTCCTGTGCTTCCAAATCTTTAATGAGGTCAGCCAGAGCTTCAAACTCCCAATCACCGGTGACTTTGTTTAGAGCCACATTGAGTGCCTTTTCTCTTTCAGCACTCATCTTAACAATGACACATTCCACTTCCGTGTGGCCTTCTGCCACCAGCACCTTATATCGTTGATGGCCTCCTACTATATTGCCCGTCTCTTCATTCCAGATGATTGGCTCCACATATCCAAACTCTGTCATGGACCTTTTCAGCTTTTCATAAGCAGGATCTCCAGGCTTTAAGTCTTTTCTCGGGTTATATTCTGCCGGGTTGATTTCCGTCACCGGCACTTTTCTTATAATCATGTCTTGCTTCATCAGGTTCCCTCCGTTTCTTGGCATTAAAAAAGCCCTAGACCGGGGTCTATAGGCTAAAACTTATAAAATATTTTAGAAAAATACTCCTTTTTCAAGGTTGTAATGGATTCACTTTGATTGAACTTCTTAACTAATCATAGAACGCTACAACCCACTATTCATGCGATTTCCAGGAGATTATCTCCCTATGAACATAGCGCATAAAGCCTGGGATATACCCCCCTTACGATTTTCGCGATTTTTCACAAAAGACCCTGGCGCGTTGTCGTTTCAAGGGTTACGCAGAGATGCAGACCCCCTACCCCCTTGTAGAGTTACCAAAGCCACCATCTTCTTCAGCAGTCTTTTTAGAGTGACAGCTCTTACATAAAGCCTGCCAGTTGTTTTTATTCCAAAAGAGTTTAAGGTTCCCACCATGAGGTTTGATATGGTCCACCTCTGTTGCTGGAGTCAGTCTTCCTTCTCTCTGACAGTGAACACAGAGGGGATGCTTTTTAAGAAAGTCTTTACTGGCTTTTCGCCACTGATATGTGTACATCTTTGAAGTCCTATCGTTCTGAGTCCTTGTCATTTCCTTCTTATGCTTCTCACAGTACCTATCGTGGGTCAGCACTTGACACCCAGGATAATTGCAGATGCTCTTTGGTTTCCAGGGCATCAATGTCACCCCCTTATTTTCTAAATATAAAAAATGGACCAACTAATTATTAGCTGATCCATCGAATCACAAATGATTTTGAAACTTTATTTTAACCTATAGGTTATTGCACGCCCACTACCTAATTTAATTATAATATTTTTCTCTACCAGAGTGTTCAATATCCTAAGGGACTTTGATTTATCATACCCGGTTTTCAAATCTATATCTTTTCTCGATAGCTCTCCCTTTGTTTTTAATAACTCGTAAATACGGCTTTCATCTTTAGATAAATCTAATTGATCAATCTCAGTATTAGG